GGCCCCACGGGGAAGTAGCCAAAGGATAGGGCTGGCCCGCCTGCTCAAATCTTTTATGCCTGCACAGACCGTTACCGAGGCCACTACACAAGAAGCCGATACCCAGCAGCTCACCATTGACGATCAGATAGCTGCAACACAGGAGCGGGAAAACCTCGCCGCTGCCGCAGCGCAGCGCCGGCAGGAACAGGCCACACGCAAACAACAAGAAGACGTTGCCTACCAGCAGCGCGAAGACGAGCAGATTGGACAGGCTGTAGCGGATCGTGTCGCGCAGCGTCCTGCGGGCGTACCTCCTACTGTAGGCCGTGCAATGCAGCAGGCAGAGTCCCGCGGGCGTCGGGTACCGGGACAAGCTCAGATGGAAATCCCTACCATCCCGCCAGCAGACCCGACCATACAAGGTATCGCCGCAGAACAGCGGGCGCTCGAGGACGAGCCGCCAGCCCCTGAATACGATGCCGGCCCTGCTCCGGAGCAGAGGGAGATGTTTGGCCCGCGTGGCGGTCCGCGTACGCGCATGGCCCCTGAGAAAACCTCAACCAAAAAACCACCCCCAGCGGAGGAGCCCAGTGGCCAAGCTGAAACCGTCAAAACAGAAACGAAAGAACCAGAAATGGGACAAGAAACATCCGACACCACAACTGGTACAGCCGACACCGACACCACAACTGGTACAGCCGACACCGGCCCGGTAGACGAAGAAGCTCCCAAACCCAAGGGGCGGAGGAAAGCCAAAGACAAGCCTGCGGATGCAGCCGACACCGACACCGACACCACAACTGGTACAGCCGACACCGACACTGGCACAGTAGACGAAGAAGCCCCAGCTTCCGGTGAGACTCCGCGCCAGAAAAAAGCGCGGGAGAAAGCTGAGACCAACCGGCGTAAAGAACGCGAGGCAAAGCAAGCTCGTAGCGACGATATCAACAAAACCGCGGCCAGCAATAAGCAGCGGCGGACGACAACTGCGAAGCCTGCAGCTAAAGACCAAGAAGCGTTTGACATCGCCGACGATATAGTAAACCAAACCGAAGCCGGTCGGTTGTCCACTAAAGACGCTATAGATGCTTTAGACGACGAGACTTACGACAACGCAGCCTTCTACACCAATTTCATGCGTTCCGACGAGGGTATGGACCTTCCTGCGTCGGCTCTGGCTCGTACCGCAGGCGCGGTTGACCGAGAAGTACTGGAGCTGCTGAAGAACAACAAGCTCGCGGATGCGCTGACGCAAATGGCGAAGATGCGCAACAAGTCCATCAGCCGGGTGGCGACCGCGCTGGCGCGTGTGGCAGGAAACACCAAGGTACGGTTTGAAGCCGGCTTGAAAAACGATAGGGGCGAGATCATCGCCGGTAAATTCGAGCCAAAGACGAACACGGTGGTGCTCAATTCCGACTTTGCGCCAACCAACCACGTAGTGCTGCATGAAGTAATGCACGCAGCCACAGCTGCAGAGCTGGCGAACCCGTCCAGCCCGTACACCAAGCAGTTGAAAAACCTGTTCAACACGGTGAAGGACCGACTGGATACCGCCTATGGCGCAGAGAGCCTTGACGAGTTTGTCGCTGAGGCGTTCTCCAACCCGGAATTCCAAGCCAAACTGGCTCAGATGGACACCAAGGGCGACAGGATCAGTGTGTGGACCCGGTTCAAAAACATCATCAATAACATCGTGCGTAAGTTCCGTGGGCTCCCCTCGAAAGAAGTGAACTCGGTGCGCGACGAGATGGATAAGTTGGTCATGGAGATGCTGGCCCCCGCCCCTGAGTTCCGCGGCGCTGCTGATCTGCACTCGGCCACGATGAGTAATATCGGCGAGGACATGCTGAACGTCATCGGTAAAACGGCCAAAGGAACCGTCACCAAAGAAGACATCGCAATCTTCAACGACTACATGCCGGGGCTGCGAAGCGGGACACGCAAATCTATCCTGAGCGTACTGCCCCTCAACTCGATTGCAGACTACATCGCCCCCCAGTTTCCGGAACTCAGCAAAGAGATCAAGGCGCTGTTCAGCTTGATCCAACAGAAGAACGGTACCCGACAGAACTACCTGACCAAGGTACGGGATACCGCTAAACAGCTGGAGAAAGTTTTTGCCAAACTGCCCAAAGAGCAACGGGAGTTGTTCAACGACGTAGTGATGGACAGCACGATGGATCGGGTGGACCCATCGAAGCCCCGCAGCTATTACGAAGGGTATCGGTTCTCGTATGTAAAAGCCGACGGTACCGACTTCCGCTCACAATCATACAAGACCGCCGACGAGCGTAATGCGGCAATGAACAAGGTTCGTGCCGAAGACAAAACGCTTCAAACCCGCCCCTATAACCCAAGCAAAGGGGTACTGGAAGCGTATGACAAATTACAAACCAAATGGCGGAAGATGGACAAGTCCGCTCAAGGCGCCTACGAAGCCTTGCGGGACGCTTACAGCGAGGCGTTTACAGATTTGCGTAAAACATTGCTCAAGCGCATAGACTCTATTGAGGCCAACAAAGACCTGAAACAGACGTACAAGGATAAGATTCTGTATGAGCTGTTGGACAAAGAATCCATCGAGCCGTACTTCCCGTTGTACCGTAAGGGCGACTACTGGCTGACCTACGAAGCCAAAGACCCTGACACAGGGAATCTTGAGCTGTACAAAGAAGCATTTCCAACTCGTGAAGAGCGCGCTCGGGCGCGGCGCGAATTGGAGCAAGACAAGACAGTACAGAACATAGGGGAAGCGGCTCGTCCTGATGCAGCTAAACGCCAGCGCACCGGAACTGTGGACCCTCAGTTCGCTTACAACCTGTTGGGTACTGTACGCAAGAAAGCAGCTACCTATGTGGCCGCTGCGGAGAAAAAAGTCAAAGACGCAGGTGGTGGTGATGCGGAAGTAAGAATCGCTGGTAGTGCTGCGGCTAAGGGTCAAGCCGAATTGGAAGGGGTAGTACTGGATGCGCTGTTGGACTCTATGCCGGAGCGTTCGCTGTTCCGGGCGTTCAAACGCCGCAAAAATATACTAGGTGCAGAGCACGACGCGTTGTTGGTATTCCGTGAGCGTATGCCAGCGTTTATGGGGCAAGTGTCCAACCTTGAGTTTGACGCTCCGTTCAACAAGATCAAGAACAACCTGACCGAATTGGCTAACAAGAAACGAGGGTCCGCAGACGAAGAATACGCAGAGGAGATCGCCAACCACGCGAAAGACTATGCCGACTTCGCTCGCAGCCCTTCGCTGGCCCCATGGGCGCGGACAGTAAAATCGCTCGGCTTCGCCATGACTCTTGGTCTCAACCTATCGTCGGCCTTTGTTAACTTGTTTACGTTACCAATGGCGGTGTACCCATACCTGTCCGGCAAATACGGGTACGGGGATACCTTTAAGGCAATGAACCGCGCCCGCAAGCTGTACATGTCCACGGGCATACGGCGCAAACTGAACACGTTCACCGGGGTTGAAGGGGGGTTAGAAATTGATGGCCCGTCTTTCACCAACATCGACTTCTCCGATCCTGCCTCAGTGCCTGAGTCGTTCAAGAAGCTGGGAGACGAGGAACTGCGGCGCAACAAAGTGTTGGTGGATATTATGAACCAACAGGGCGTGGCCAACGCCTCTACTATCGCGGACCTGTTGGAGTTGAACACTGCAACTAGCTCGACCACTGACAAAGTCAATTCGGTCATGGGCTACGCGTTTCACCAAGGTGAGCGTCTTACCCGCCAGATCACAATGAAAGCTACCTATGACCTGATACTGAACGCCAAGTCCAAAGGTGGTAAGAAGCTCACCGACGAAGACTATATGGCGGCAGCGCAGGAAGCCATCCTCGAGACTGAGCACACGAACAGCGGCTCGATGTTGGAGACTGCTCCTAAGATTGCCCAGAACAGTCTGGGCAGCGTCCTGCTGATGTATAAGCGGTTCGGCATCTCGATGATGTACATGCAGTTCCAGATGGCGAAGCAGGCGCTGAAAGACGCAGACCCTACAGTACGTAAGCAAGCCAAAAAACAGCTCATCGGGTTGTTCGGCATGTCCGGTATCTTTGCTGGGGTGCAGGGCTTACCGCTGTACGGGGTTGTCACTACATTGGCTAACCTGTTCTTGCTGGATGATGAGGACGAGGACGCCGACAGTATCGCCGCATCGTTCTTCGGTGAGGGGTGGTACTCAGGGTTACTCAACGAAGCCACCGGCTTGGACATAGCCCCCCGTATCGGGATGTCCAATCTCATTTTCCGGTCATTGCCAAACGCGGAAGAAGAGAGCCTGACGATGCAAGCTATAGAACTCGCTGGGGGACCGATTGTGGGTATCGCTCAACGCATGCTCGACAGTGGTCTACCGCTGCTGATGGAGGGCGAGATATACCGCGGTATGGAAAAAATGATGCCAAGCTCCGTGGCCAACGTAATGAAGGCGACGCGGTACGGCACCGAGGGAGCCACCACACTGCGGGGCGATCCGATTACCGAAGACCTTGGGTTCGGTACACTACTTGGGCAGACTTTGGGCTTTGCGCCCACGGGCTACACCAAGCAATTGGAGATCAACGCCAGAGACAAGCGCGTAGACCGGGTGCTCAACGAAAACCGTACCAAGCTGCTACGCCAGCGGTACATGGCAATACGGGAGAACGACTTCGACGAGATGCTGGAGATCGAAGAAGCGATTGCTGAATTCAACCAACGCCACCCTGAAGTCCGTATTACTGAGGACACGAAGAAGAAATCGTTGCGCCAGCACAAGGTCACAGACGAAGTAACGCGCATGTTCCATGGTGTCACGATCAGCCCGCAGCGGCGTGCGGTAGTGATGCGCAGGCAGTTGGAAGATTTGGACGAGAGTGAGTTTTTCGAATAAAAAAACCCCCCGAGGGCGGGGGGTAAAACTCTCTAGGAAAGTGCGCGTACATTGTATCACACCACTACGTCTACTCCCACTCCCACTCCCGAGTCGTTGGGACTACCGTCATCCCATGTCAGCTCTATCACATGCTGCAAAGGCAGATTGATCTTGGTGCCGCGGCCCAAGCGCAACTTTACGGTCTTGGCGCCGAACTCGGTCTTGAGCTTGTCTTTGACGGATGCAAAATCGAGCTGCTGCCGGGTGCACCAAGTTTTGAACGGGCTTGGTAGTAGATACAGCTTGCGGTTGTTGAACTCATGGCGTCCTACCCACTTGTTGATAGGCATAGCGTCAGGGCTGACAAACGCGTTGTTGACATCGTCTGCGAAGCTGCCGTCTGCGCCATGTATCCTCAGTATGCCGCGGACGTTGTCGGCGTAGTACTGCCCGATGATGTCCGCTATGTCCATGTCCATGTCCTTTATGTCCGCCTTTGATTGCTGCAAACGCGTCACGGTCCACTGCTGCAAGTTTTTGACATCCCAGTTTATAAGCCCCATCTGTTTGAACACGACCGCTCCAGCCAGCGTGCACGCGGCCTGCCATGAGAAGTACCTGTTCTGTGGAGTGAGGTGCGCCAGCTTGTTGAGGTCGTCCCACATCTTGGTCACCGTCAACTGCACCTCTGCGTAGTTCTGTAAGATGTACTGGATATACAGATCGCCGACTAACCCGTAATGCTCAGTGAGTAGTCTGGTAAGCTCCGCACCTTCGGTTGCAGCCGCTGGGGTCATCTTCAGCGGGCGCGCTCGTTCTTCCAGTACACGCTGGGCTTCTCCTTTTGGGATAGCCCGGTACTCAGTTATTTTCTCCAGCAGACTCTGGTTGGCTGATGTGCCGACCAGCAACGCCCACATCTCCCCACGTAACCGCTCTGAGTTCTGTCCTGAGTTAGACATACGGTTCTTCTGGCGCCCATCCACCACAGCGTAAGCAAAATCGCTGAGGTCTTTAGCCTCGTAGTTGGACAACTCATCGACATACACCGCCATGTTCTTGTATATCTCCGTCCGGTTCCATATCGAGTTCGCGGTGTCCGCCCCAGACAGCACATAAGATTTCGGGTGCCCCCACACTGAAGCGCCACCCCACTGCCCAGTGGTCTTCCCGTGCCCAGAATCCGAGCTTTTCAAATGGTAAATGCTGCCTGATATGCCGGGGGAAAAGATCATAAGCGGGGCCCCAAACGACAGGGCAAACATGTACTGATGCTCCTCGAACGCGGGCTTGTTGAAGAACTCTGCGATGCGTTTCCATCCATCGACGGTGCCCTTCTGCTGAAAAGTTTGGAAGTACTGCTGTGTGCGCGAGCTAGGGGGGTTTGATTCAATTCTGTTGGCGAATATCTCTCTACCTCCAACGACGAACGACCGTTCCCCCGCAGTCCACCCAAACTGAATCTTGACCTCTACCGCAGTTTGAGTGTTTTGCACATGGCCTATCCACCGCTCGACGTACAGCATCAACGGGTCAGGGCGCAGTATGAACACATCGTTCATCCCCATCTCCACACGAAAGCTATCGCGCCCCGACAGTTTAGTCCCAGCGATGGTGAACTCCCGCACTCCATCCCTGACGGTGTGGTGCCGAAATACATAGCAGGGACCCAGCACCGGATCGCGCAACCGCTTGGTGATGTACAGGTCAGTGTCGTGTATCTTGATCTCTTCCGGGTTGCCCTCCTTGTCCCGCGTGCGTATGTACACTCCGCCGTTCACCCCACGGAAGTACGGTGCTGGGTATGATGGGATCGATACCTTGGTTGTCACGGGGGCGGTAGTGAGTCCGTTCTTGGCTGGATCAATATCGTCCGGAAGTTCCTCTACCGCTTCAAACGAGGACGCACGTACTTCAACCACCTGCACGTCTTCCTCGTCTTCAAACTTGTCTTCTGGCGGAGCCTCTTTCACCATCATGCACAGCTTTATCGGTGACCGAATCTTGCCTTTGTGCGGACAACCTGCGCACCCCGCTGGGTAGTCTTTCTCGAATGTCGCACATAAGTGTGGAGCAGTTATTGATGCAACTACTTTGTCTGTCTCGACTGAGTTGTATCTGTCATACCCTTTCGAGATCAGATGCGCAGCTTTGTTACCGTCTTCACAGTGCTTGGCAATCGATAGCGCATGCAGCCATGGTAAGTACCCCAGCTCGTTGGGTGATTCTATCGCCCGAGTAATCTGCGCACACCCGCTCCCGTTTACTGTACGTTCTATGAGTCGTCGAAACGACTTGGTGTAGTTACCAAGTATCGACTGCATGTCCTGCTTGTCGGCTTCAGAGTACTCGCGGACGTTGGTTACGGAAGGGAAATGCTCAGGCAACGCCTCGGCAAACTCGTGCAGCTTGTACACAAGGTCGGTACCGCGGAACACCGATACCGCATGCGGAGGCGTGCCCTTGTAGTTGTGCGTCCCCGGTATACGCAAGATACGCGCAGCGTCTGCTGTTACCGCAGGGTCTGCGTGCAATCCAACCTGCGCACACGCGGCTTTCAATTTTTCGGCCACAGGGAGCCACTCGTCCCGTGCGTATCCGCGGTCGAGCGTCCAGTAGACATGCACCCCGCGCCCAGAATTTACGACCATGCTGGGTTTGGGAACATGCAATGTTTTGCAAAATTCTTGTAGTGCTTTTATAGCCTCGTGCTGAGTTGGGTAAGGTTTTCCTTCCCCACAGTCAAGATCAAGAAACAACGATTTCAGTTGCAGTACGTTGTCGGCCTTACGGGAAGTGTTGTCCCCAAATGTAGCCAGCGCAAAGTATGCGTCGTAACCGTCGTGGTCCAAATTGTTAGCAGCCTCCACGACGTTATCAATCGTCTGGTAGAACCGCTGAGTCGTTCGTCCGTTTTTGATCCCTACTGCACAGAAAAAACCTTGGTCACTCAGCACGGCGCCAAGAAACTTTTTAGCATCCATAATCGCCGCATCGCTAGAGAGAAAGGGGGGTCGTGCCCCCCTATGTTTATGCCGAGTGTTGCACTACGCGTCGTCAAACTCATCCAGCAAACTGGACAGGTTAGCCGCAGTTACCGGGGCAGCGGGCTTCTTTTTACTCTCGCGTACTTTAGGTTCAGGAGCTTCTTCGTCTCCCGGTACGTCGAACATACTCGGTGTTGCTGGTGCGGCTTTCGGTGGCGCTTTCGGTTGAACCGGAGCGGAGGCTTTCGGCGCAGCTAACGCAGGCGCAACTTCTTTCTGCTTGACTGTCAGCTTAACCAAACGCGCTGTCTCTGGGTCCTTCTGCGCGTAAATGGCCATCATCAGCTCGTCTTCTTGTAGTGGACGTACTGGTTTGAAGCAGAGCTTCGGCGTGCTGCTGTTGGTGTCGAACCGAATCTCTGTCAGTATTGCGGCCAGCGGAGTCTGATGTTGGTTCAGATACCGAGCGTACGCTTGCATCGCCATACGCTTAGGGTCATCACCGAAAATGCTGGTGGCAGGGAGATCAAGCTGGTACACCGTGTTGGATGTAATCACTCCGTTCTCATCAGCAAGCATGAGCGCAACACGTTGACGGTAGCGGCAAGCGCGTGTCTCCCCTTGGCCGGAACCCTTGACGTTCTGCGGGCAATCAAAGCATGCAGCGGACTGTCTGTCAGATGCGATAACTTCTGTAGCAGGACGGCCACCAGCGGTGTCGATGGACCAGCAGGTAGGTGGATTCGATTCACCAGCAACGTACTGCCCTGCGAAAAACATGCGGGAGATCGGTGCGGCTTTTACCACTACAGTGAGAAGTTTGCGTTCTTCCAGTTCGGCAATCTCTTTGCCGTTCACTACTTTGCGAAACACCCCACCGCGAATACTGATGCGGGAAGTAGCGTTGAACTCTCCACCTGTAAGGTTGGTTTCTGGTTCAAGCTGCGAAAGCAGTTCACGGTAGCTTTCTGGCATGTCTTTCTGAAGCGCGATATTACTCATAGTTATTTTCCTTAGAGGTCGTTGTTGTCAGGGCCAAAATCAAGTTCAAGCTGCACAGGCATGTTTGGGTCAACATCTGCTGGGACCGGCGCGTCATCAGCAAGGCTGGCTTCGCGGGACAGTACCTGTAGTGCTTGCACAACAGCCGAGATGTGGAACCGGTAGGTGTTACCTATCTTCAAATATGTATGGCGCGGTACGGTGCCATTTTTTACCCACTGGCGCACAGTGGATACCCGGACGTGCAGGTGTTCTGCCAGTTTGTCGATGGGGACGAACGCTTCGGTTTGAGTCATTACTTCCTCCGTACGGTGATGGTGTATTCGCTATCCACATTAAGCCCCGGTGG